AAGATATTCCCCTATCCACTGTGGTAAATTTTTCTGGTCTTAGATACAACCAGGCAGTGGTAGAACATCCTTGAAATGGTCCGAATTCAGTTATGGTTTTAATGCCTGCAAATTTTTCTTGTATAAAGTCCATTCTGGACCACATGTCACCAACCATTTTCCAACGTATTCCCTCACGAGTTCTATTTTTAAAACTCTCATACATTTCGTCGATTAATAACATTATTTTGTGAATCCTACAGTTTCTCTTTCAATGTCGTTGTGATCAAATTCCGCCCAATACAGTTCAAATGCAACAGTATCTTCTAATGCTTCGAATTGATGATATTCGCCAGGAGCAACTTTTGTGTATTGACCAGCCTTTAACACCGTTTCGTCTACTAGATCGTAGTTGTTTTTCCATACTCGAATAATCATTTTACCGGACTCTACAAAAAATCCATTCCACTTAAATTTGTGTGTATGCTTTGAACATACGCCGCCTGCTCGAGCTTCAATTCTATGAAATTCTAAAACTCCATTAGCTTCTAGTAATTCTGTCTGACCCCATACTTTTCCTTGTTTCATATAATATCCTTATTTTTTACTTATCACAAAACTTTGTCCAGTTGCAGTATTTCACTTTGTCTGCTGACTTCTTTGACAAAATAAGCACACGGCGGGTTAGGATCATCGTGTAAAGGAACAGTTAATAACTGTCCGTTTTTCATTTTGGGAAAATACCAACGCACGTCTTGATAAATGTTAACGATCTCTATAGGCATGTATTCACATTTAAATCCTTTTACTGGATTAAAAATAAATGCATCAAATCCACGTTCATTAATGCTGGTCAACGGTAATACTTCCGGATCCATACCGCAGTCACGATCTCCTACTATCATACACCAGTCTAAGGGCATCTGTATTTCATATCCGCCTATGTTTAACAAAATTGCAGGTGAATTAAATGATTCAAGAAAAATCAACGGCATAAAGAAAAAATCTGGCTCGCTGGGATTTGAATTATCTAGTACTGAAAATCTTGTATCTTCGTCTACCTCATCTGGTAATTCGTTTAGATCAAAAGATCTATTGTTTAGTGTTAGTATTTTCATATATTGACCTTTGTTATCACGAAGGGGTACTTCGCTTCTTTATAAAATTTCTTACGTTCCGTAAGATGTCTTTTAGCGTATTTGCAGGCGCTGGTGATATCCCAGATCTCAACGTGGTCTTTGTCTTCGGCTCTCCGAATACCCCGTCCAATGCTTTGTATAACTCGAACAAAGCTCTTTCCGGGCTCAATAAGAACCAGATTAAAAATACGGGGGATATTAATACCCACAGCGGCCACACCGTAAGTCGCCACAATAATCTTATCAGCACTAGTTTTAATTTCATCATATTCTTCTTTTCTATCAGTTAATTTAACTGCTCCGCTAATGAACACACTGTCTGGCAACATTGCAGTTAGTTTGTCGCCTGTGTCAATTCTATTCACTAGTACAAGAGTGTTGCCGGTCTGAGAAATTTCTTTGATTTTATTCCCCATCCAACTGATACGATGATCATCTGTGACTAGAAAACTGTATTCTTCTTGATAATTACGGAAAACCTGTACGTCGTTGGTCTGAAGAATGTTAATTTGTAAATTAGCCAACACGCCTTTTTCTTGTAGATCGTGTGCAGATACTTGATTTATTACAGGACCTATACTGGCTAAAATTCCTTGAAATTCCCAATCTTCTTTAGGCACAGTACCTGTGAGCCCCCAACGTATTGCACAGTTGCTAAAGTTCTGCGTCAACAATTTTGTTAACACTTCTGCCTTGGCCTGATGTACCTCGTCTATGATGATAGCTGCTACACCTTCGATAAATTCCGCTAGACTCAGGGTGGCATTGTCATAACTTTTCTTATCAAGAACATTAAGACTCTGCCAAGTGCAGATAGTGTGCGTACGATTTAGTTCTTTTCTATCACCGAAATACACACCAACGTCTAGACCTAAATTTCGATAATCTTCTTCAGTCTGTACCACTAGACTCTTGTTAGGTACAATGACCATTGTACGACCATACGGCTCGCACAAGTGACTGAGTGTGGCAGTGGTAATAGTCTTACCCGCTCCTGTTGCTACCTCTTGCAAGGCCTGTGTGTTAGCTAGAAATTTATTGACCACGTCATACTGATAGTCGCGTAGCACAATAGGGGTACCGGCTTCAGGGTGACCTATAGGCCATGTCTTGCCTTGATCTGCCCAGTAGTTTTCTGTAATAGGTTCGAATTCTATTTGACTGTGTTGTCTTAGATCTTCTATGTCAATTTCATATCCTGCATCTTCTATTATAGGCAGTATTACATCTAGATGTGCAAGATATCCTGTGCCGCCTATACCAAAATAAGTTTTTGTTCCGTCCCATCTACCTAGTTTGTAAGAAGGCATATGACGTGCGTAAGGCAAATCAAACTTTAATTTGTTGGCAATCTTTCGTCGTGTTTCTACTGCAAGTCCTTCAAACTTGATATTCACTTCGTCTTTAATTATAAGTTTACAAGATGTCAAATGATTTTGCCCCTTTGGGTAGCGTTGGTTTTATTTCCCCTAGATAAATGACACAAGGATGACTAGTCATCCAGTCGTTTACATAGGTATTGGGATTGATATATAAGTTATTTGTAACAACAATTTTAACATCAATGTTATCTTTAAACAACCACTTAGACGGTTTATGTTCAAATATAAAAATTTTTCCGTCTTCAACCGGACCACCAAGACCATTGTCTTTTATCCATTGATTAAGTCCACTGTTAGATTCTTTAGATTCTCTAAAACAAATTCTAATATCGGACCTTGAAATTTGACATTTTTCAGAATCTTTTATAAAGTTTTCTAACCATTGTTCTTTGTGAGACGCACGATCCAACACTATACAAATTTTGCCGCCTATTTTTTTATATACGTCAAACAACTTTTCGTTGCTATCGATCCAAAAAACATTATTACCGCTTGATGCAATTTTTTGCACAAGTTCTTGTGATTTTGAAATAAGGTTCAAGGGAAATTGCATGGATTTTGCCAGCAGCATATCGTGGTAGATATTACCGTTTGAATTTTTTTCAAAGTATGCATCTGCATATTCATTGCTGTTTATCAAGACTAATTGATTTTCAAAAATTGTGCTGTAAGGTAGAAAATCTTCCTGATTGGCCCATATTTCTTCCACTGATTCTACAGCTTCCAAAAAAGAATCATCTATGTCAAAATGATGTCTCTGTAAAAAATCATAAAGAGCCACAACATTGATTTCTGAAAATTTTATTTCCCTTAGTTTTTTTTCTTGATTCCATTTAGAATGTCTAAAATGGTCTTGTGTTGTCGAAAATTCTCGGTCAAACACTTCTTTCATACTGAACGGAAATTTTAAAAATATCAAAAGTTCTCCGGTCTCGTCTTTTTCTACAAATATTTTTTTAGTGAGATCTAGAATTCTAAACTCGTTTTTCCATACTGGATTTTCGATTTGATCAGCGTAGTTGAAATTATATTTTTGTGCTATGACCTTGTGTTTTTTCAGTATTTTTATGATCAGTCCAGCCTGACTCTGAGTCAATTGGGATCCTGCTGATATTAAAGAATAAAAATTATAAGTAGCACTCTGATCTTGACCTGTTAGGGCAAAACCGTGGCGTACCATAAGATTGTAAAATTCTAAAAAGATGTCTTCAGTGTATTGATACGGTACCATTGTTATATTATAACATCGATAATTTTTAAAATCAACTATGTGCGTGTAATAGATGCTCGATGTGTTTTTGTAGTCTGAGAATCGGTATCCCTTGACTAATTTCTTCCACGGTCCATTCACTGTGGCATAGTTTTAAAAACCATTCATCTCGATCGGGCAGTTGGGGGTTTTCCAAATTTTCCCATTTTTCACCGACTGGATATGCTAAACTTGAAGAATTACAGATCACTGGAATTCCATTTACTGCGGCCTGCACTCCTGGCCCACTATTGTGATTTATCACACAATGATAATTATAATCGATGTCGAAGTCGTCGTAGCTGCCTTGTATTTTTCTTGGCGTCTCGACCACAGCGTCTATGAATTTTTCACGAATTTGAGATCTCGGATGGGGCCTAACTACAATTTTTCTATCACTGTATTTCTTTATTTCAAGCATAGTTTGTTTGACCCATTGTTCCATTGATGGTTGATTATTCCATTGCAAACTAGCACTGTGTTGACAAGCAATTAAAATTTCTTGCCTTCGATGTTGATTCACCGGTTGAAGTGAAACACTTAAAATTTGTGGTCTTGCTAGATCTAAATCTTGTTGATTCCCAAATATTCCAAAATTGTTGATATGATTTAAACCTATTCGCCAGGTTACTCCTCTTTTTAAATTTCCTACCTCAATAATTATAATAGGCCTGTGATTTTTGATAGAATTTTCATAAATCAACTTATTTGGCTGCATTCTACCCTGCCATAGTACAGACCAAATCACACAAACGTCTTCATCTTTGTCTACTATTGAATGTCCTAGCTTTTTTAAACCTGCAGAAAAGGCTGTAAATACAGGCGTGCTGTTTAGTGCGCCATTTTCTTGATAAATTCTAAAACGCATTTTGTTTGAAATAAATATATGTGTATTTAATGAAACATATGAACAAATTTATTAAAAGAATTACCAAATCGAAAAAAAATATTAGAAATATTCTAGTAGTGGGCACCGGTTGTGAGAAATTACCAAATCTTTGTGATGGGTTTGCCAGTGTGTTTATAATTTCTACCGGCCTGCAAGACTTTCGAAGAAAAAATCTCATATATAAAGAAAGTTTTGATCAAATAGAAACACTGCCAGACATAGACGCTATTGTAATGGATAGAGATCAAGATATACATGTATCTAAATTGCTTCCCTTGCTCAATAAATATCAATCAGTCATACTAGTTCAAGGGATTGAGTTGTTTGCCAAGCCAGAATACAAGTTTTTAAAAACATACGGTTATGCTGTGGTAGAAATGTTCGGTGACTGTCACTTATGGAAAAAAATAAATTGAAAATTGCGGTCGTAACTACCTTTCACACAGAAGGTCTAGAAAAATATGCACAACGTATGATCAATACGTTTTGCGAGAACTGGCCTGCTGAGGTTACTCTACACATTTATCCCGAAATGTGCAATCCTGCAATCCGTGATCACAATCATGTTACTCTAAAACGTTTAGAAGAAGTTGCAGAATTGATGGCTTTCAAAAACACTTGGCAGAATGTACCAAAAGCCAACGGCGATGTATCTGCTGACCCCGTGAGATCACTAAGAAAAGATGCCGGAAAAGGATTCAAGTGGCATGCAGTGAGATTTGCACACAAAGTCTATGCTATTTTTGACTGCGCAAAAAATATCGATGCAGATATCTTGATATGGATGGATGCAGACACCATTTGCCATAGTCCTATCACCATGCAGGATCTATATAGAATGATTCCTGCTGATAGCGAGTTGTGTTATCTAGGCAGAAAAGGAAAATATTCAGAGTGTGGACTGTACTCTATGAATCTACGATCCGCAAATGTACAGGCATTCTTGAAAGAATTTCAAAGATTCTACGATCAAGCAGAGCAGGGAATTTTTCAGTTGGCTGAGTGGCATGACAGTTTTGTTTTTGATGCTGTACGTGTGAAATTTCCGCAAATGAGGCAACTGGATTGGGCAGCTCATCTACATGACATTCGTCCAAGGTTAGGAAGTTCTCAAGGTGAAGGCCATCCGCTGATTAACAGTGAATGGGGTGCTTGGTTAGATCATTTAAAAGGCGGCAGAAAGAAATTAGGTCGTAGTAAATTGGAAGATCTAAAAGTTAAAAGAACAGAAGCATACTGGCGCTAGATATATTGTTTGAAAAATTTCCAAGCTTCGCCGGATCGGAGTTCGTCAAAATTCCAATGACACATACTAATTTTTTCAACCCAGGCCTGACGTTCTAATAAAGCTGGATTTTCTATATTACTTAGGTCGATATTAGCCACTGCAACGGTTTGACTGTGTTCTGGTATTGGATCAGTTAAAAAAATTGGAATTCCTTCAATTACACTGGCTACACTAGGACTACTATTGTAAACCACTGTGGCCCAAGCATTATATAAATCTTCTTTGAGCTCGGGTTTAGTACTAAGTGAAACTGCTTTGTGATTTATCTTGAGATAGCCCATAATTTTTTTATCCCCAGGGTGCGCTCTAACAACTATTGGCCGTTGACTATACTTTCTTATTTCTAAAATAGTAGCATTCATCCATTGTATAACATCTAATCCCCCCATACTCCAGCCACCATTGCGTTGAAGACATAGTAGAATATGATTACCAGTTTTACGATATGGCTTTAGTGAAATATTTAAATTTTGACTAATTTTTTGCCACCTATTACAATCAATATCTTTATCAAAATAAAATCCTGTGGTGGGAAATACTCCGTCGAAGCTATATCTTAGATAATGCCAAGGATTAGATTTATTTGAAAACAAAAAAAGACTGCTGTCTACTATTAACGATCTTTTATTTTGACTTTTTTGCAAATTCACTGCATTTTTTCTTAATTGCAGATGCGGTGCAGATTTACCGTGGTCATGTACAAAACCTTGTATCAATGCAACATCACAAGGAACAACATTTGTTCCATAGTGTGCTACAGCGGTATCACCTATAGCTGCAACACCTTGACAAAAATAGTCTAATATTTGAGGTTTTTCTAAATTTTTGTTATTGGGCGGTATACCAGCATAATAGGCTACTGCTGTGATATTAGACATCGTGATATTCCTTCACAATATTTAATGCAGTGCCGTCCATTAACTCATCGTAAGTAAATTGGCAGTAGCTGAGCCATGCTAACCAATCTCCCAGTGGTCCGTAGTACAGGTCATTGATCTGTGCAAGATTGTTTCTAGTTACAGAATTACTCACGTGTTTGTTAAGAGTAATAGCAGGTATACCAGCCCATATAGATTCCACAGCACTGTTAGAATTAATACTAATTGTGCAATAGTAATCTCCTTTTAGCAATGTCTTATATAGACTAGTTCGAGTTTTTTTATTAACTTTGGATCTAATCTCTATAGGTCGGTCTGTGTGTTTTTTTAACTCTGTTATTACAGACTCGGTCCAAGATTTTACATCGATATGCATAATACTAGCAGCAAATTCACCTGGCTCGACAATCAATATTGTGTTACCCTCTTTACACCAAGGTTTAGGAAACTCTGCAAAATTTTTTAGTCTATCTGCAGGTGCAACAAATTGATTATTAAAGTGCAAGTGATTTCTTGTGAGCCTATGCCATTTTTTATTAGATTCAACAAAATTTGTATATCCACTATCTATAAACCAAAACGGAAGACCGTTATCAATTTTATCTACAATGATATTTTCGTTGCCTACTGTATTTCGTAATAGGCAATCTTCTGCACTGTTTATGAAATCTTTCCGCCTAACCATAGTTGCTGCGGGATCAATTTGCTGTCCAACAGTTTTGATAAAATATTGTTGATTGCTATTCATATAGGCGTCAATGATATTTTTGTCACCTAATTTTTCTATCACGTATTCAGCCTTCTTGTGTAATTGGCTAAAATAATTTTTTCTATAGTTTTCTAAAACTGTGTTAACTTTACTACGCCATTCTGAAGCATCTGCAGAAACTCCTCGCCATAGTTTTTCTTTGAACTTATCACGAAATTTTTCAATATCAAATTTATGATGATCTCTTTTTTCAATGATGTAATGTATTGCTTCCGCAGTTTTACGCTCATTTAATTCTATGTGCGAGCAATGATCTTTTAGATCTATAAGGCTTATAAGATAGTGTGCAAGTTCTTTATCGTTTACTAGTAATTTCATTGGTTTAACATTTTCCAGGCTGTGCCGTTGGTTATTTCTTCATTGGTATATTGACCATAAGACAGCGTCTTACACATCTTGGTTATATCTTCTAAGAGTGGTCGATATGGATTCTTAAGAGTGGACAGATCTGTAGATGCCAATGTGCTGGCTGCACAAGGCACTGAAATAAATGCAGGAATGCCGTATAGCACACTTTCTAGGGATGCTATGCTGTTAAAAGAAACAGTGGCGTAGACTCCACTGTCAAAAGCATCATAGATAGAATATCCGTGATTTCTTTCGCTTCTTGCACCCTTGACTCTAACTTCGACGGGGAGATCGGAATAAGTCTTGATTTTTTCTGTAGTTTCCTTAATCCAAGCATCACAGTCTATATCATAATATCTACAGGCCTTGGGATTAGGTAGTACTAGTAAAATTTTCCTGCTGTGATTTTTCCATCCTTGCCATGCTAGTCTAGGATCTTGTTTTTGTAATTTTTCCCATCTATTAGAATCTACATTTTTGGGAAGTGTATGTTGCAGGTCGTTTTTAACTACTCTGTGCCAGATCTTTTTTCCAGAAGTATTTCCTGGACTAGGAAAATTCCCAAAATAACCAGTATCTATATAATAGAAATCTCTTTGCGTTTTTTGGCATTCAACTATTTCGCTTTTGCTAGTTACTCCACGAACCACCATGGGCTTGGAAAATTCTTGCATTTTTGCTGTGCAATAATTATTTGAACCCTGCACAAAAGCTTCTTCTAAAGATAATTCTTTCATTGTGTTAATAGTTCCATTGCCTTGCCGTTTTTTAATTCTGAATTGTGAAACTGCCCGTAGGCCAGATGACATCCCCAGGCATATAATTTATCTTGATCAGGATAGTAAGGAGTTTGTATCTTGCTGATATCTTGAAGGCTTACAGGGCTTGCTGCGTTTGTAGGAGCAAGAGTAAATGCTGGAATACCATGAAATATACTTTCTATTGCGGCAACACTATTGTACGTCACTAGAGCAAATACATCATTATCAAGCGCCTGCTGTAGTGTGTCTGTGACAATTCTATCTATTCTTTTAGGTGCTCGTTCTCTAACTACTATTGGTCTATCGGTATATTCTTTGATTTTTGCAACAGTTTCATTAACCCATTGATCCTTAGTAACTCCATAGAATTTGCAAGGTTTTTCATCTGGTGCTGCAACTAATATTTTTCTTCCATCTTTTTTCCAGGGGAGAAAAGTTTTATTAAATTTTTTAAAACGATCGTCGGGCCTCGAAATAATCTCACTATGTTGCAGATCATTTTTTACTATGCGATGCCACAGTTTCCATCCGTTGGGATTGGATGCAGTTCTTTCATTGCCAAAATACCCTGTGTCCATATAATAAAATGTACGCCCGTCTTTCCAGCAACGTTTCATTATTTTATGTTTAAGGATTCCTCTTAGGATAATTGGATCTTGAGAATCTGCGTAAACAAAATCTTCTGTTGATATTGGTGCAGTCTTGCATCCCAGGGCAAACAAATTAATGTACTCGTCCTCTCCGTCTTTACTTAGAAAAATCATAGATTGCGCTGTAGACAGTAATCGGTATAAATGCGTTCACGGTGCCATTCATCTCCCATTGGAGTAGTAGCAAAGTCGTGAAAACTTGGAGTACCTAGAGTGTAATGTAACAGCTTTGCATCTTGATTAGCGCCAAACTCATCGGGCAACCAGTTCCATGCTTTAGGTAATTCTCCAACTAATTCATCAGCAAGCCAGGTAAATCTATGAAGTTGGGCACCTGTTGCAGTTTCAATAAATTCAGGTGTTACCACTTTATTTGCAGTGTGGCCACAATTCCAAAGAATAACACTTGACCAATTCTTTCGAGGGTAATTTTCGTTTTTAGCACCTAGATACTTTTCTGTCATCTTAGTTTTGTAATCGTGTTTAACTACCATTACTGCTTTGCTGTCATCTCGGAGATTCCACAACTTTTCAATGTCATCTCGGACTAACATATCACCATCCATAAAGATTGCCCAACCTTTGTACTCCATTAAATGCGGAACAAGAAAGCGGCTGTAGATAAACTGATTACTACCATCAGTGTGTGTCTCTTGATAATCTTGCATATTTGTTAACGCAAGTGGTGTGAACGAAATTGGTTTACTAGAATGTCTAATAATACTATTTGCACATACATGATATGCTATTGCTTCTCTATGGTCGTATCCGATAAAAATATTAATCATTTTCTTTCTATGTCCTCTTCTACACAATTTTCGCCATATTGAATTTCAATAACTCGCAGGGGTTGATCCGTTTCATTGCATAACTTATGCCATTGAGTTCTATTGATATGTATGTACTGATGCTGGGTATATTCACCTAATAGGTCCATGTCTGAGCTATGATCTATAGTATAGACTGTGGCCGTACCTTCAGCCACAAACCAATGTTCTGCACGGTCTTGATGACGTTGCATACTGAGGCAAGTCTTAGGATTGACTGTTAGTTCTTTGAGTTTGACATGATTGCCAACTTCATGTAGTACTCGATAGTACCCCCAGGCTCTACCAGTTTTAGGTGCTCGCCATTCGTCAAGTATCCAAGAACTACTGTTTGCCTTATTAGTGCCGCCTACTCCAAACACAAACTCCACATCGTCGAACACCATTTCAGGAATGTTATCCTTAGTTCTGTCGCCACCGTTGGCAAAGACTATTTTATCTCTAGGGAACATTTCTTGTACTTGCTTAATAGCATCAACAGCACTATTATCGGTATCGTCAAACTCTATTACTTTGTGTACCTGATATAAATTTTCAATAATAGCTTTGCGTTCAACAGCAGGCATAAATGCTCTACCTTTTTTACGTGTGAGCCAAGCATCGCTGTTAATGCCTACAATCAAAAGATTACCTAGTTGTTTTGCGGCTTTAAAATATTCAATATGACCGCTGTGTAAGGGATCAAACCCACCTGTGACTAATATTATTTTCATGCAGATATTTATCTGCGTATATAATGAACTAGTTCAAAGAGTGGCGTCTTCTAAGCCAGCTGTACGTAGTTTTACAATATTGCTTAATTGCCACTGTTTTATGTCTAGAGCTTTAATAATACCCAACCATTTGTTGCGTAACAGTGCAAAATCGTTGATGATTTTTTCAAAATCTACAACGTCAGCTTCGCCTTCGACAAACTTTTCACAGTCTCTAGAGCTTAACTGACGTTGATAGGTTTCAAGATATTTACGGAAATGTTGGCTACGAAGTCTACGAAGTTCGATATTGAGATACTCTAAAATACCTTCAATTTCTTGCAGTTGGTTAAATCGATTTTCTACAATGCCGGGCATCTGCGCAGAGGCTTTTTCAATGTTGCCTGCTACACGGACATCTTGTTTTGCATGAATTAATTCAGCTTCATAATAAGCCACGGCATCTGGAATATTTGAAATATCTTTAGAAACACGATCATACCAATTCATTTATTCCTCATCTTCGTAGCTGTCTTCATCCTCGATGTCTTCTCCGTCGATAGCATAATCAATTGCAGTATCAAGATATGTGTCAACGCCTTTGAGGCTGTCAAGTACACTTTCTTTGATACCATAATCTATTAGTGTATTAACAAAATCTGCTGCCACATCTTTGCGATGTTTCTCTGGTATGTGTTCTAATACCAATGTCCAAATATCTGCAATTAAATCTTCTTTCATTCAGTGACCTCCAAGTCTGGTTCAACTGTAGTAGTTATCTCAGAAGTGGAAATTTCACCGTGTTTAGAAATGTCTGCCATTGCAATGTCTAAGCCAGTCTTCTCATTCTTTTCCCATGCCTTGCGGAACTGTTTAATAATCTCACCATCTTTAGTAGTGTAGACAAGACTGTTACCTTCTTTCTTAAGCAACCCCTTGGCCTCAAACAAGTCTACCAATCCACTATATGGACTCATACCTGTTTCATAAGGAATCTCAACCTGTACACTTTCAAACGGTTTTGCATAACGTGTTTTCATAATCTTACAAGCTGCACGAATACCTTGCACAGTTGTAGTCTTGTTGCCGTCTGCATCAAGTTTCAATTTTAATTTACGCATAGCAACTACAATTGAACTTGCATAGATAAAACCTTGGCCACCACTGATCTTGTCATCCGGATCAAACATATCCTGGCTTGCGTATGTGTGATTGGTACATACCATTCCAATGTTGTAGGCGCCAAACATATTAACACAATTGCGAACCAGAGCTGTCAGTGCCTTAGGCTTACGGCCCATGTCACCTTTCATATCACCTGCTTGGAACTGATTAACGTCTGTAGGCGTCAACAGCATACCTAAGCTGTCAATGATAAACAAAATCTTAGGACGATCTGCTTCATCCATTGTTTTATATTCTGCAATGAACTCTGTGATAGTCTTTGCCACATCGTCAATCATGGCCATATTAAGTTTTAACAACTTATCTGGACTTGTATCTACGCCAAGAGCGTGTAACCATTTTTCGTCAAGTGCGTTTTCTGTATCGATTAAGATAGGATAAATGCCTGCTTTTTGTGCGTTTGCTACAAGATTGCCTGAACAGATAAATGATTTACCTGCACCACTTTCTCCTGCAAACACAGTTACCTTGCCTAACGGAATACCACGATCAAAATATCCACTGATGAGATAATTTAATGCGTAGTTGTTTGTACTAACCCAGTCTGTTGGGTCATTAAAGCCAATACTTAAACCGTCAATCGATTTAGTAATTGACTTTCTAAATTTAGAAATATCAAATGCTTTTGCCATATTAATTGTCCAGGTCCATTGCGTTATATTCTTTGATTAACGCAATTAATTCTTCTTCTGTGTTGCAAACTGTTTTGGAGGTCTTCCATTCTTCTTTTTTATCACGTCCACCAATTTCAACCATCCATGCGTTGTCATAACGATTGATGGTAATTGATTCGTTTACTTTTGCTAGTTTAGTTAGTTTTGCCATTATTATTTTCCTAGAAATGAAAGAGAGTGCGAGATTACCCCGCACTCTATGTTTAGCCTAATTACTTCTGACGATTGCGAATCATGGCAAGGATGTCTTGCGCACGACTTGCACTTTCACCAGTAGGTGCTGCTGGTGCTGCCTTCACTGCTGGAGTAGCAGGTTCTTCCCAAGGAGCATCTTCTTCAACTGCTGAAGCGGCTACTGGAGCGGCTACTGCGGCACGTGGTGCGGCAGATTTATTAGGATCACCTGTTGCTTGACCCATTCCGGCTGGTTTGAAGTACTGACCCCAACGTTCCATATCATATGCTTCACCGTCAACTGACGCTTCGAACATTTCCTTCATAACCTTAAGCTCAACATCTGTTGGCTTCTTAGGTAGGAAGTCGCTTAGATTGTGTAATCCAAACTGTTCAATTGCTGCCTTGTCGACGTCGGAAATAGCACGTTCACGACGGCTCCACTTTGAAGTAGAGTAGTCAGCAAATCCACCTTTCGATGTCTTGGCAATACGGAAGTCTACGCCACGCATATAGTCAGTTGGCAATTCTTCCAACTCTGGATCCATTAATGCTGAACGAATGATTTGATAGATTTGAGGACCAATAATAAATCTGCGAATTGGATTCTCTGGTGTCTTATCTTCCTTGATAGGATCTTCTACTACAAAACCTTGAAAGATGTATGAACGTTTCTTCCAATATTTGCGACCCATTTCTTCTAGAGCCTTGTCTTTAAACCAACCACGAACTTCTGTAAGAATCGGACAGGCTGTACCGTCATTGTACATTTCTACACAAGGAACCTGTACCTGCACGGCTCGTGAATCTGTTTCGCCTTTGATACCTGCAAACGGCAATTTGATCATTGCACGTTCTACCCAGAAAAATGTATTGGCTGAATTGCCATCGGGTAGTAAACGGATAACCGCTTCCTTGCCTTCTTGCATGTTCCAATGTGGGTAAATTGCGTTGTCTCCACCGCCTGTGGATTGTCCGGTGGACTTTGATTGTGCTTCTTGAAGTTTCGCACGAATTTCTGCTAATGTTGCCATTTTAAATGCCTCCTATATTATGCCTAAAATGTTTATATGCCTTATGCACATATGTTATTATGCGCTTTTTATTTAGCAAGGTCAATGATTTTTTGTTTATTTTTAATTTTATTTTACCAATAAAAAAGCCCAGGGTTTAACCGTGGGCTTCTCTATATTTGGCCAATGCTATTTGTCTAGCTAGCCATAATCTAAACTTTACGTAGTCCGATAGTTCTTCTTCAACTACCTTACCAAAATTCTCAGCTTGTCGATTACGGCCAAAAGTGATCTCATCATCAATAATGAGATCATTGTCTTCTAAATCAAATTTACTTCGCTGGAGCAGCGGCTGGCTTTGCGTCTGCTTTAGGTGCGTCTTTCTTTGCAGGCTCACTTTTTGCAGGCTTCTTTTCGTCCTTCTTAACTTCAGCCTTGGCTGGTGCTGGAGCACTTGCTGTTGCAGCTGGTGCTGTTGCAACCGGTGTTGCTGGCTTGACTTCTTCTTTCTTAGCAGGTGCTTGTGCGAATGCTGATACTGCGAACACGGTAGCGAGAATTGCGATTGCTGATTTCATTTTAAAGTTTCCTTTTGGTTAAGTAGGAATTTCTACCCCTACATATATATAACGCGGTAGCCAATGAACTCGTTGACAATCAATTTAGCCAAAAAGAAAGGGCACCTAAGTGCCCAGTCTGATTGATATTAAATCTTAATAGCCTGCAAGTTCTCTAATACGAGCAAGTTCTGCAATCTGCGGATCTTGCTGTTGTGGAGCCATTCTTTCTACCATTTTGCGAGCAACCATTTCTGCCTGTTCGCCAAACTTCTTGCCTACCATAATAGCAACGCCTTCTGGGCCTTTAGGGAATGTGCCTGATTCGCGATCATAAAATGTATGAACAAATTCTGCTAACTCTTGAACATTCATTTTAGACTGCATGCCTTTTTGTGCTAATGCTCTAGCACTATCTTGACCTGTTCGGTTCGGATTGTTGGGCTTTTTAAAATTTGACTTTTCATCATCTGCATCCCAAGGAGGAGAACGATCATCATCGTCTTTTTTAGACGGTTCTGTGTCAGCTTCTCCCATACCTAGTTCTTGTTTTCTACGTGCTAGACCAGCGGAGCTAGTTGGCGATTTTGTTTTCTCGTCATCTATATCCTTGGTGCTCATTTTCCAATCATCATCGCCTTTGTCTTTTCTCATAAAAGCAGGAACATCACTTTTATTTGGACCATTGGCTTCTTCTTGTGGTGCTTCTGGCGCTGTTATATCACCCCCTTGGTCAGTCGCCGGCGCTTCACCTTCTGGTTCAACAAAATCTCCAAAGTCTAGTTGTTCTAGAGTATCTGGCGCATTTTGTTCTAACCATTCTTTTACTAGACCTCTTGTATCTAGTTCAGAATCTTGTTTTGATTGTTCTTTAATTGATTGAAATAATTGTGGATCTTCGATTATGCCTTTTAGGCTTTCGATAGCATTTGTGCCATCTACTCCTGCTGGAAATGCTTGGCCTACTAGTTCTTGTAATTCTTTTGTGGCTGCTAATTTTTCTTCTTGATCTTCGCTAGAAATAGCCGAAGCCTCGCCTAGTCCCATTGCCCAAGTTTCAAATCTAGCAAATGGATCGTTGTAATTTACAGCAACCTCGTTTTCTACTACGTCTGGTTGTGTCATTTCGACTATGTCGTCATAGCCTATTTCGCTTTCTTTCATTAGTCTATATAGAACAGGAAATACTGATTTGATATCTTCTTTGAAATTTCTTACTGTGAATTGATCTGTGTACTGTTCTACTACGTCTTGTGGAATCTCTACGGGTTCCATTGCCTGAAAATTTTCTTTGTATGCCTCGTAATGACCTTGCTTGGCCAGTGCTTTGATTTGTTCTCTTAGACCATTTAGATACTGCGACGATCTTTCTACAATAGAGTTGTTCATTGAATTCATTAGATCATTGCGCACAACATAACTTTCGAAACTTTTTAGTTGCGCAATTTCTTCACTCATACCTACAATACTTTTTCCAAGTTCATCATAAGGTAATCCGCCGTTGGCCACGTGACGTTGCATGGCACGAGCACCAGCTAGGTGAATAAAGGGATACTTGAATCTCTCACCATCTTGATTTTCTACAAACAATGCACCGATGTTTCTTGTTCTACTACCAGGAGCAGTGTCATCCATGACTGCTTTGCTGTGTTTGATGATTAGACGTGTATCCATTAATTTTTGGAAGCTGACGTTCTTGCTACCATACATTGCGCTTTCGCTCATAATTGATTCTCCAACTGTGGGGTTAACTGTATTTGATTGTGATTGCTTGGGTGTATTGTATTGACTTAAAAACGCAAAGTCTCTGCGATCTAGATTGTCTTTGGCAATATCTCTAGTATCAAAACTCATCAATCTTCTTTTGGCAAACAAACGTAATTCTTTTAAGAATCCATACCAGCCTTCTTTCTGTAAGGTATCCATACTTTCTGTAATACCTGTGCTGAAATACACTTTAATAGAATTATTTTCAGCAAGACTGATACTTACATGACCAATAGCTGCTTCACCGTCTTTGTAATCAAAATCAAAGAATCTTGCTTCTTCGGGATTGATAGTGATAGCACCTGTGTCGTTGCCTAATTTTAGGCCAGAAAATCTACTACGAATTTTGTAGAATAGATCAGTGGCAATGTTGTTTGTTGCATCCATAGTTATATTTATCAAAACCCGCTACTGACAAAGATCGGCATTGGCATTTGATCTTCTGTGAGTTTTTCAGTCATTTTTTCATAGATTTTAGGATCCCAATCGCTGAGAATAGTGGCCATACGAAGTATCAATAGTGTTGCACTTACTAGATCGTCGTGTTCTCCGGTCTTGGCGCCGAATCCTACTCCGTGAGCTACAAAAGTTTTTAATTCAGAAATCAAAGGCTTGCTATTGATCTTCATCTTTTGTGTTTCTAGCATATGCTTGAGCTGACTACAAGTGGTTATTTTTGTACGGTGTGTGGTGTTGAATCCCTTGCGGAATTTTCTAACGTGACCTTTACGTATAGGTTCACTTAGAAACAGTCCAGGAAAGTTTTCTTCACCTATATTATTGATCACAATCAATGCAGCTTCACCTAGGGTATTGTTTTCTACACTGTAGTAGATCTGTGAACTTGCGCCACCTAGTTCTGTGCTTCTGTCTTGAATGTACTTACAGACTTCTCTCAGGTGTTTTACCTGCGTCTGTATAGGAGTTAGATTATGACGCCACTCGGCCACCTGAATCATGCTAGGCATTTCAAATACCTGGATGGCAGCATAGTCTCCACCGGTGCCAAGACTAGGATCCAATGACACTAGATAGGTACATCTAGAATCGATTTCTTTATACCAACGTGTTTGACCCATGGTCATTATGGGGTCAATTCCCTTGAGTTCTGCAAGTTTAACAGCATTGATCAGTGTTTCATCAAAGATTAAAAACTCGCAATCAAATTCTCTACGAAATCTTTCGTCTCCTATTTTGGCTCTTTCTGTTTGAGCCCAAGCTTCGTCGCGATCAGGGTGTTCATTCCAGTGTGCAAAAAAGCTGTGAAATCCGTTTTTCCCCAATTCAGTTTCATTGCCAAATTCATCAAAACGGTTTTGAGCTTCCGTCCAAATTAACGCAAACTGATCTTCGTCTGAGTTTGGAGTTGATGTAATAATACATTTACCACCTGTGGACAAAGTAGGCGATAACGCAGTCCAAAACTCTTTGGCTTTCTCCGGTGGTTGCACAAATGCAAACTCATCGCAATAGATTAATGAAAGAGATTTACCACGACCTGTATTTTCTGTTGTGGTTACTGCCTGTATACGAGCACCGTTATCATATTCGATGGTATTTCTGTTATACGAATAAACGCCGGCACGAATAAAATCGGGAAGATTTTCATAACCAAATCGATAGCGATTCATAATATCCTGCGCACCTTCGTACTTGTGAGCTGCAATCAATACTTGTGCTTCTGGTACAAACTGTGTGTACCATAGTAAGTATCCTGTGGCACAGGTAGTCTTGCCCATCTGGCGAGGCAACATACCAATAGACTGTTTATAGTTGTGGTATGATTGAATCAATCGTTCTTGATATTCGTAGGGTACAAAGGGAATCGATCCTCGCACAGGATGTTGAATTTTTAAAAAGTTTTTACAAAAATACAGCGGACCGTTAACGGGATCCATACAGGCTTCTAGATGTTTAACTTCCTCTAACGTATATCGCTGAGGTGCATGTGCTTTCTTAATTAAATTACCGTCTAGTGATTTTGCCATACTGTTATTTACTGAAAAAAATAGGCTCCGAAGAGCCTATTTGAGTTTATGTTGTTATATTAAGCAACAGTAATACTTGTCGCTGCTGTAACGGTAGTTCCTGTAACGTCAATATCATTAGGGCCAACTACTGTACCTAGGTTTCTAATCCTAGTTTGAATATCTGCTGCTGAAAGACTTAAATCAGTAACAATGTGTATTGTTCCTGCCGATGAATCAGTTACCAAAAACATCAAAGGA